CCTTCCTTAACCATTAGCATGAATAACCTGTATACTCTGTTACGCCTGCTCATTAGTATCTCTGACTTCATTTTGCTGTTGTTTAAATTGTTCAAACCATTGTTCTGCTCTTAATGTACAACCTCCCATAACATCATCTACATAGGCATCCATAATTTCAAACATTCTTTCTGCTTGACATTTAGCACCTTCAATGAAATCTTTTTTTGCCATTTCTTTGACAGGTATCTCTTCAATTGTATTATAAAATGATAACTCAAAATCTTCTACATACTTTTCAGCTGCTTCTTCAAGTGTTTCTTGTTTAGGTTTTAACCCTGCAGCTTCCATAAAAGCTTCTTCACCTCCACAATCTTCAATGATTTGTTTCCATACTGGTTTAGGTTCTTCTTGTGGAATGATGATTTTGTAAAGTGAAGTTAATTTTTCTTTATCCCATACTAATCTTTGGTCAACATACTCACAACTTGGATTATTAACAAACCACTCTAAAAACTCATCATCAATAGCTTGTACACCATCAGCGATTAAGTCTTGGTCTGTTGTTAGAATGATTTTTTTGCAATTAGGAGTTAAAGTATGTTCATCTTCTTCATATTTTATAATATGTCCAAAATAGTAATACCAATCTCCTTGTTTAATTTCTTCATCAGAAGTGATGTAGATGTGCATTTGGTTTTTACCGTTAATACATAACCTACTTGGTTTATCTGTTGGTATTAAATGTACGTTTTTCATAATTAACTATTTATATGTTTATCATCTCTTAATGCTACAGCCCATCTTATTATAGTCATAATAAGCATTCCTAATAATACAAAAAACATTATTACGTAAACAAAAATTAAATCTGTATTAGGTAAACAAAATGTGCATTTATACCATTGTAAAAATGGTATCATAAATAAAGGGAATCCCACTAATGTTATAGTTTGAATAATTGCTATAATGTATTTCATAGCTTACCTCCTTTCTCAATAAATTGTTCAACTTTTAAATCTGCATACCGCTCAACCTCTGATGCTATTGCTTTCGCTGCTACCATTGGAGTAATTTCTTGCTTTGTTAATCGCTTCATAATTTCAATGATGCGATAAGTTACATCGTATTGGTTGTCTTGATTGTCCATTAGTTTAGGTTTTTAAAGTGTTTTAAATCTGATTTAGTTTGTTTCATTACTCTTGGTAATGTTAGCACCGCATATCCGGCAAATGCTAAAATAAAAATTAAGTGTGCCATGTTTTTATTGGTTTGGTGATACAAATGTACATCTTGTTTTGATATACCCAATACTATTTCAAAATAATTATAAAATAATTTGTAACTCGCTGTAAATCAAACCAAATATTTTTAAAACAAACATAAAAAAACCTCCACTTGGGAGGCTCTTTTGTTTAAAATGTGTACTCTTTGCCGTTGCCTACATACTTTTTTGGTACTTTATTTTGCCTGTCTTCTTTAGATTGGCTCATGTACACCGTATGCGTGTTGTCGTATTGATCTTTTTCCCTTCGCTGGTCCACTACAATGTTAACGTACTTTTTACCATTGCTTGATGTTGTGATTTTGTCTTCGGGAATGTCCGATAAACAGATACTTGTTACTATCATATTGTTTTTAAAATTTGGTCTTTATATTCTTTTGCTTTCAATAGCTTTGATTTAATTAACTCGATGTGTTCTTCATCTCTTGGAACGTGGATTGAGTGCAAGTGATGTACTTGGTTGTAGTAACGGTCATCAAAAGAAATAAACACACCATCGTATGCACCACATAACCACATATTCATTTGCATTTGGGAATAGTATTGCGGTACTGCCTTCTTTAATTCCTCAGCATCGCGCATTATCAAGTATTCAAGGTGCGTTTTAGACAAAGGACATTTGATTTCACAAATTGTTTTGCCTATTATAATGTCAGGCGTACCTCCAGCGTTGTGGTCCTCATCAGTAAAAAACACAAACCCACCAACCGAAGTGTAAACGAAGTCATCATCATTAACCGACTTGCCTATACTTTCAGCATAAGCTAATACTGCTTGTGGTTCAACCTCGTTGCCACGCTCCATGTTGCTATTATAATGCTGTGGTTCTTCCGGTGCTAATAAGATTGCCACACGCTCACGAACATAAGTTTTTGCACCTTCGCTTAGGTTGCCTGCCTCTTTATCGGCTTTTAGTTTTGGTTCAGCTAATAATCTGTGTACCTCACTTGCAGTAAATAAACCTCTACGGAATTTTGCCCATTGTTCTTTTGTTTCAAAAACATTATACTTAGCCATTTTTACCTCCCATTTTTTCAGCGTTAGACTTAGTAAACTGCTCATTGATATTAGCATCAGGTTTAAACTCTACAACATCCTTGCGGTTTAAGTTTGCCCCAAACAATGCACCAAAATGGTCCGCAGCATCCTTAACAGCTACGGTCTTGGCAATCGGGAAAGCCATCGACAAAGCACCATTGTTAATGTTTCCTAAGTCGGCAGGACTTGCCCCTTGTTTTGTTTGAAGTTGTGCTGCTCCAATACCATCATAAAACAACCACTCACCATTAGTAGGTGATTTAAAGTGTACGCGAACTGTTACCCATACACCATTAAATGCAGTACCTTGTCCGGTAATCTCAATCTTGTACTCCTTAAAGATTTTACGCAGTAATAACTCCACCTTATCAATAGGCAAGTAGTTGTAGCCTTTAATGAATGGATGTGTCTTCACCCATTGCGCTGGTGGTGCTTGATTAAGCAGTAGATTTAGTTGGTCGTTCTTCCACGCTAACTCCAAGTCTTGCGTGAGTTCTGCCAATGTAGGCAGTTTAGTTAGTGATTTTTCCATAATTATAGTAGTTTAGTGTATTTGTTCGATCACTGAATCGTAAACGAAGTCGCTGTCTTCATTAAGTATTTCAAGTTCTAACTCAGTCATAGGTCTGCCAAAGTAAGTAGCCTCTGATATGTACGCATCGCAGTAATCAGGCGCATCTCTGTGGTCAATGTCTTCGCAATATACATGGCTTATGCCTGAGTAGTCAAGGTCAATTACCTCGTCATACCCAATAAAACATTTAGCAATGTTAAGGTAAAAATAACTTGCTCTTTCATCTTTGTTGGTCATCTGCAACAAACTCATTGCCACAAGTAATGGCAAATCGATAACGTTGGTGTATTTTGGTAGCTCATTAACCAAGCTTTGAAATAAGGTTGGATAAGTCTGTTCGTTGGCAGCAATCGTAGCTGCGTGTTCAGGTTTTAATCTTTCTAATAGTGTTGTCATAATTATTGGTTTTAGTGGTGTGTTAAAATATGTTTAAATTTGAATCTTGGTTTGGTGCGGTCAAATATATAAACTTTTTATTACTTTCAATATATTCCTTACAATATTTTTCCAAGTTATCCATTGTATTGTGTACATATTTAACTGCGAACTGCTTATGCTCACCCTCGTGTGTAGGCATATCAATTACAAATTCATCCGGATAACGTGTGCGGATAAAATGGTTTAGGTCCTCAAGTTGTATGATAGCTGTTTTCCAATTTGCATTGGTATTGTTTTGTGTGCCTAATTCGCACATGATTACTTCAATTGAATTACTATAATCCATGAAGTAGGCTTGGTCTACATACACTTTCATTACGCTAAAATTAATTCTTGTTTAATTTGATTCTCTACATCCTTAAACTTCCTGATGTAAAGTTTATCGTAACTCAAAGTATTGTTAACCGTGTGAGTTGCATGAATCACAGTTGAATGATCCAATCCGCCAAACTCCATACCTGTTTGTTTAAGGCTTAGTCTTGTAAACTTACGAATAAAGAACATAGCCATTTGCCTTGCCTCTACAATGTGACCTTTTCTACCTCGTGAAACAATAAGACTTTGCTGTAATCCCAAGTAAGAACATACTACTCGTTTAATTACTTCGGCTTTTTTGCGGTCATCTTTAATCATCGATGAACGTTTGCAGTACGGTGCTGCAAGTTGAATACCTTGATAAGGTAATTGTGCTGTTAATCTCATAATGTTTATTAATTGTGTAATGCAAAAATAAACCTTATTTTGATTAATCCAAGTTTTTTTTAAAATTATTTTGCGGTTATGTAAACTATCAGGGTTAATGCAGCTAACCCATAGCTTATACCTTGCCACACCTTAACTAAATTGTTGGCTTTTTTTGCCACTTTAGTTTGCGCCTTAATGATTGTATCTTTATTTGCCAACAAAGTGTCGGCTTTTAGATTTGCGTTCGTTAAATGCGCTATAATCGTGTCCTTTGTTTTGCTATCTTCTACACAATATGAATAATGAATAGCTAATTTATTAATACTATCTACTGCAACACTATCCAAACATGGTGCATCATCAACTATTGTTATAGTACCAAACTTTTTTATGCTTTCAGTTTTAGCTAATCTGCTTTTTTTCTTGTAAGCAAGTAAAGATTTAGCCTTTGCCTTTTCGCTTTCTTTTAGTTTATCATTCAACACATCAACACTATCTAACACCAACATTCTATCCGCTGCTATTTCTGCGTTCTCGTTCTCCAATGCGTTAACTATTGCAAGTTCTTTGTTTAACTGCTCATTTGTACAATGTAGTTTTACTGATAGCATGGTAATTAGGACCAAGCAAAGTGTTAAAAGTGTGTTGTTGTTCATTTGATTTTTGTTTTTATAAATCTACCCTTAATATCTCTTTCTTTATTTTTATCATAAAACCTTAATCCAATTTCAAAGGCATGTGCAATATTTTCTTTGTGAGTAACCCATTCTAAATTATCAATTTTATTGTTTAATTTATTGCCATCTTTGTGGTTTATAAATTTTTTATTTTCTTTATTTTCTATAAATGTAAAAGCCACTAATCTATGAACTTTAAAAGTTTTAGGTTTGCCATTTAAATAAAGAACTGCGGTATTATAACCTCTATCTGTTAGCCTATCAGACAACAAATTACCATGTTTTACATTTTTTACCCTACCTAAATTACTAACTTGATATTTGTTTTCATAATTAGGTATGTCCATCCAAATTTCTTTTTCCATTTTTTTTATGTTTTTATTGATGTTATTAAATAAAATGGAGCAGGAACATCAACCTTTTGCACAAGACCGCTAAATCTTGACTCCATTGTAAAGATACAAAATTAAATTAAATCTTTTTCATTTTTATAAGAAATATAAACAGTTTTATTATTTATTTTTCGTGCCACAAGAACATCTTTTCTGTTGCCGTCTTTTTTAAAAGATACATGAATCCATGATAATATCCCATTAACTGGAAACTCAGCTATTACTTGATCGAAATCTAAGTTTTCTCTAATATAGTCAAATAGCTTTTTATTATCACTACCTGCATCCAAGTCAATCGCCATACCTTTTACATGATCGCTATTCTTTGCCCCTTTAACCGCCTTGTTTAAAGCAGGTGAACGATAAAACGAGTTAATTATAATTGGCTTACCATACCACTCTCTCAAAGGTTCAAAGCATTTTTCAGCTACTAATTTCATGTTAGCTAATACTTCAGCACTCGGTATGTTATCTATCTTTAGCCGAGTAGCCGTTGCACTTTGTGTTGCCTCTTTTAGTGTAATATGCTTACTTATCATTTACATTAATAGTTGTCATATACCCACCCAATGCAACAAGTCCACTTAAAACAAGTGGTGCTATGTGCTTAAAGTCAAATGCAAATGTATCCCACTCTACTCCTACCCATGCAGTAGATATAGCCACAATTGCACCGAATAAAGTGCTTAGTAAATTTCTATGTCGTTTACTTAATCGCATTGCCTTTTTTAATATAATACCAAAATGCTGCTGCACCTGATAAGATTGCCACTATACCAGCTAATGCAGAGATAAGTGGTTGGAATGATGTTGCCATGTGTGCCAATGCACTCACGCTACTAATTGCCGTTAACGTGTCGGCTGTTGTGTCATTTAATGATTTCATTTAGGGCATAAAATTTATATTATTAAACAATTGGGTTATTAGAAGTTGGTGGTACATATTCTGCTTCAGGAAGTTCTTTAACCCAATCAAATTCTGAATTGGTGATATTTTCGTTTACTTCACCCTCAAAGATAAACCAATCTCCGTTTATGTCCTCTTTCGGGTTAAACGTGGTACATTCGTTTAAGAATTTACCTCGTGTTAAATTTGCTTGTTCTGTTGTTAATTTATATCCTATCATACTTGGCGACCTAACGTGGTTTGTAGACTTTGAACTAAATTATAAAATGTAGTTGCTTCTGCATCGCTTAATCCAGTTCCCATTGATGCAAAAGCAATTTGTTTTGGAGAATAATATATAATAGAATCGTTTTCATTAAATCCTAATACATAATTTTTAAAACTACTTAACCCTGCTTGTGATGTAATTACCTTTGTAGCAACTTGAACTCCATTTCTAAATAATTTGGAAGTTAAATCGTTATTAACTTTACCTACATAAAATCCTGCACCATCTGAACTTGTATACGATGCTCTATTATTTGTAAAAAATCCGCTGTCATATCCAGATAAATTATTTGGCCTTCTTGTAAATATAGATGTTAAACTTGTAGTTCCATCTAAATTACCAGAACCCATTTCGTAAAACTGAGTTCCTGTACTTGCTGCTGAAGTTCTTGAATATACAGAAAGGTGATTGTTGTTAACACTTAATCCATTGTTATTAGCAATAAAGAATGAATCTGCATAACCATTTACACCATTACCCTGTGCGCCATTTGCTGAATGTGTAATAGTACCGCTAAATGCCAATCTAAATGCAGCATCCAAATCTCGTGCATCCATAAAGTTCCAACGATGTGTACTTGATGTACCACCTACAAATGGATATATTGCCCTCATCTTGGTATCAAGTGAATTAGCAATTAACCCAATATCAAACGTATTTAAACCACCTCTGATAGTTGCATCACTTATTGCACTTGCAGTCAAGAATGCGCTTGTACGAGCAGTTAAAATTTGTGCAATAGTATTGCTTGTTGCATTAGCTGAACCACTTGCATTAGTTGCGGTTACTACGCAAGTAATGTTTGATGTATTACCAGCATCAGCTTGAACTAATGGATATGTGCTTGAGTTAGTTCCGATATTAGTAGCACCACGTTTCCATTGGTAAGATAATGTTGGTGCAGGTGAACCTGTAACACCACTTGCAGTTGCAGTTAATGTTTGCCCAACTACTGCCGTGCCACTTATTGTAACTGATGATATAGCAGGTGCAATAGGAGTACTTACCCCACTACTCTTTAAACCTAATTTATAGCCGTACATTACCCTACGTTAATAGTGGCAGGTTGTATAATCTCATCAAACACAAAAGCACTACCACTTGAAAGTGTTAACGCTCTAATACCTTGTCCACCTTGAGCAAATAAGATAACACCTGCCTTAACAGTTTTACCGCTCAATCCCCATGCTGTTAATTGGTTGCTGTTGTCTGTTCCTGTAAAAGTAGTTATTACACTATCCTCTTGGAAGTATACAAATTGAAATCTGCCATTTGTTATTGCGGAACTGCTATCGGTAAACCTACCTCTTTGAAAACCGCCTAATAATAATTCTGTTGTAGTTGACATATCTTTAAATATATTTTTTTTATTTTTTTGCTTTTACTTTAATGGAACTTGACATCTATTAGCCTCAAATGGTAACTCAAAAGAAAGTGTCATTAACCACCCATTTACTTTATCGGGAAACGCCTCGAACAATGGCTCTAATGTTACGCTATCACCTACCAAAAAATTGTCATCGTTGGTAGGGTTTTCAAGCATTGCAATAACATCTTGGCTTATACTTAATGTATCGCTCATGGTGTCACGCTCGTTTCTTGAATCATCACTAACAATATCGAGTATCATTATCCCGAAGTTTAGCGTTAATGTTTTCTCGCTAATATTAGAAGTCAAAACATTTGCCCACATTAAAGGATAGTTCTCTTGCTGTGTGCTTAGTTCAAACACCTCACCAAACCCGAAACCATTAAGCTGTGCGTGGCTTTGCTGTACTGCTTCGAGTTGATTTATTATTTGATTTAGTGTTGTGTACTTCATTTTGTTTTTGTGTTAAAAACTGCTTTAGTTTTTCGATATTCTTTTTGCTTACTCCGTTATTCATATTTAACAATTATTGCAACCTTCGTTTCGGTTATACTCGCTCGGTGCGTTTCGTATTCCTGTGAAATTATAATCTCCTTTGCAACATCCGCTTCCACCTAACACCATTCCGCTTGTGTAGTTTGTACGTTTCGCGTAGATGGTATCAATGTTAGAGTTAATTTGATTTAGGTAATTAGGGAATAATGTCTGATTGCTCATTAAGTATTTTGTCAAACGCTCTGCATACCACTCCGCTTTGTTCTTAGCGTTGTTCATCAAGAATCCAATCTCCTCAAGTGATGCTGGATTCATGTTGTCTGCGTTTTGTACTCCGACTGATTTATTAAAATACTTATAGTTCATTACCAATGGCAACTCTGCTCTGCAATACCAAACCATTGTTGGAGTTATGTAAGTATCCATAAGGTTCTTATCATTACCTATTAAGGTGTTGTTCCTTACTTTATTAATTAAGTCATTATATAAAGTAGTACCCAATATCGGTAACACATAAAAGTTCTGCACATCCCAAATGGTTGGTGCAATAACTTTCATATCAACATTGTCTTGCAAGATGCTTTCGGCTTTTAAAGTTGCCTCGCTTAAAAAATATACCTTTGCCATTATTTCTTTTTAACTAAAGTTTGTAACCAAATGTGCCTGCATGATGGCGAATGAATGTTTGTACCTGGTTCTGTATACCAACCACCTCTACGAGTGAACGCATCGTAGTTAGGTATGCCATAAATTGCCCCTAATCTTTCGCCTATCTTATTAATTTCTTCACGAGTGTACAATCTATCCGCTTTTATCATTCCCTCGCAAAAAGGTCGTGTTCTGCCATTCGGTAAAATTGCAGGTCCTTGCGTATCAAATCTTAATGCGTACTTGTATTTTACATATAACTCACTAAAGTCAGGAACTTTTGTTTCTGCACCCTTTGGTGTTAGCTTTAAATTGTCATCAAGATAACCTTTGTCCATCATGTTACTCATGATGTCTTCAATTTCTTTTACTTTTACCTTTAACAATTTTGCAATATCATCCGCTGTGGCTTTATCATCATTCTTTAAAATGTCGATTATACCTTTTTCGGTTGTGGTTAAAGCAAACATTTGGCTTTGGTTGTCCATGTCTGCCACGCTAAACACTTGTTTTATTTTTTTTACCTCTGTGTAGCTTTCAGCAGGCTCGCCAAACTCCATAAACACTGCTAACTCTTGGGCATCTTTTGCGAACTTTTTAAACCCTGTGGTATCAGATGCAACTTCAGGTGCTAATTCTGTTCCTTCTTCTTTAGCAGGTAACGATACTAAGGCTCTAATCTCATTTGGTGTCATACTTTCAAGCACTTTGTTTGCCACTAACGGACTTAAAGCGTTGATTGCATCATTAACTGCATTAGCATTTGTATTAACATCAAGTGGTTTACGACCTATTATTTCACGCATTTCATCCTTTGTCAAGATAGTTGCCAATGTTTGCTCACTAAACTCAGGCATTACAGGCTCAATAGGAATAAATGTAACTTTATTTTTTAAGCCTACTAACTCGTTTAAGATTTGCTCTATTGCATCTTGCTTAGGTGTGATGTAAGTGTTTTGGAATAACTGAAAAGCTGTTGCCATTTCGTTACGCCCACCTAATTGACCTTCAGTTCTTACACCAAATAACATTGGCGAAGTAACTTTGTGACCAACAAAAATCTCCTCTTGGATTGTTTTGTTTAAAGCATCGTAACGCTTATCAAAATCATTGCCTGTTAACTGTTGAATTTGTGGTGCGCGTGCAGGATCGTCTACGAAGTCAATTACTAAAGAATTAGCACGGTCTGTACCTGTAAACTTCTTTTTCATTTGCTTCTCAATAGTCTTCATCTCCTCATCACTTGGCACACCATTCATAAACGTAACCATAGTACCGCCCATAAATCCGTTTTGAATTGAGGCTCTATGATAGTTGGCTATTTCTGCATCCGTAATAATCGCAGGAACAGCACCTATGTACTCAGGTAGTGTGTAGGTTTCTATGTTTGGTCTGTATTGCTTGTAATACAATACCCCTTCTTTGCCTTTCTCGTAATCTTTACTTCCGTATGCTGGGTATTCCGTTATTTGGTCTTTCTTAATGCTCGTGTTATCTGAGCCATCATCGTTTAACCAATACTCCGAATAGTATATTTTGCTGTTGTCTTTGTTTGTTCTTAGGTTACAATAGTCTAAGTGGTAAACTTCTGCAATTCCTTTTTTGTCTTTTGACTTTATTATGTGAAGATAGCACCCACCAAACAACTCAATGTCCAATGCCATCTTACTACTTACGCTGTGTAGTGATTCGTAAGGATTAGCGTTGTCAATAAACGCTTGAGTGCTTACTATTTTATCAGTTGGTAAACCTTCAGCATTAAACGCCAACCCTTGACCTGCAATGTATAGTTGTTTTGCAGTTAAGATTGCATTGTGCTTTGCTGAACGATTAAATAAAGTTACTAAGAAGTTAGGATAGTTATTATCCTCACCATACTTAATGTAGTCTTTATTTCGTACCTCCGTAAACACAGGCACTTTATCATTTGAGAATGTTATTACTTGTGTCTTCATTATATTTTTCTAAATGTTACAACTAAATTAGCATTGGTATCTGTACCCGAACCGCCATCAACTGCAACGTTCCCAATGTGTAATCTTATTCTATTAGATATAGTTTGGTAGTGCATAAGAATTGGGAAACCTGCACCTGTGTAAAATAAATGACATTCAATAAAATCACCTTCTGCTATTTCTGTGTTGTTTATTTCATAATAAGCATTTGTTTTTTTACCTAATATTTGTGTAAAAGTTGCAACCCCTGAAGTAGCATTAATAGTTGCCGCTGTTGTTCCTGATGCCGTATTGCCTAAGTTATAATCATCTTGCTTAGTTTCTAACTGACTATCTGCATATTCTTTAGCGGCTGCAATTGCGTTACCTTCTGCTGCGCTTGCTGCTAAATCTGCGTATTCCTCTGTCGCATATCCATTCAATGCAGTTGTTATCTGTGCTGCTACTGCTGCGGTTGTAGTAAATATAGTACCTAAGTATGTAGCTATTTTACTTAAGGTGGTATTCATTGTTTCGCCATTTTGAACTAATGGGAATTGGTCACCACTTGCATTAGCCGTTACTAATTCTAACTCGTTTATTTTTTTATTGCTCATATGTTTATTAAAAAACCGTTCTCTTGTAATAAATAATACCCATCCTCAGTCATTAAATTGTCATCAGGGTTGTAAACTATTGCTGTGCTATCTTGTCCGTTGTAAATATAGTTAGAATCTGCACTTGGAACTACCCAAACTTTGCCTTTCTCAACTTCTTTAACAATCGAATTAACCGCTTGACTTGCATTTGTCAACCCACTAAGTGTACTTAATGATGTTTGATAGATAGAATAGTTGTAAAATCCTGTATCACCTAACTCAACTTGCCCTGCTAAAGTGTTCGGAGTATCCCTTTCGGTAACGCTAAACTCATTAAACCTTTCTTTGTGTGCAGATAGGTCGGTTGCTATAAAGTAATAGTCTACGTTGCTTGTTTGGTTGGTAAATTGGAACAGATAAAACGGATTAGTAGCTGTGCTATTCTCCGTTAATGTTACCACTACCTTGTTTGTTGTATATTTTTCAAACCTTATCACTACACATAAATATACTTTTTGTAAAAAAGTGTTATGACATTGACATAAAACAAAAAAGCCTCACATTTCTGCAAGGCTAATTTGTATGAAAAACAAGTAAACTTAACTTAGTAATCCTGCTATGATTGATGGGTTAACCTCTGGGCTGAATGCTTTTTCCATTCCACCAAATGTAAGGCTGTAACCTTGAAACTCATTCATTGCTGCACCCGATGCCGCTGTACCTCCGTTAACTTCCATACCTGCATCCTTGCCTGTTAGGAAGAACGTGCCATCTTTCATCTCAACTATAATAGCCATTCTGTTCTTGATTACTAAATCAAGTTTTTGAGCGTTAATATAGCTAAGTTTAGAGAACACAGCAGCGATAGTTGGCTCGTAAGCTACTGAACCTGTTGCAGGATCTGCTTGTATGTTTTCGGTAAATGAGTTTGCACCTCTTGGCAATAACTCATATTTGTAAAACAAACCTGTTTTTGTTATAGCGGTAACATATCCGCTTGCATTTTGTGATACTGCTGTTACGCTTGATAAAGGTGCGATGTAAAGGTTTTTTATACCTCCAACAACATCTCTACAATCTAACGCAAAACCACTTGTTATTGCACATGGCATAATTTATAAATTATTAAAGGGGAGTAAATTAATACTCCCCATTGTTATTAAACTGTAAATCTTACTACCTCTGCTGGTAAAGCAATCTGTACACCGTACTTGAACTCAGAGCGGAAACGAACTACATCAAAGTCTTCTGAGAACCACATCTTAAATCGATCCTCATCCCCTTCCAAATCTGTGCCTAAGAACATATTTGAAGTACGCAATACATATAGGTCACTTGTACCGTTTAAGCCATTAACAGGCATAATCTTTAACATAGTACCAGGATGAGTGAAAGCAACATCAGTATCACCATTACCTACATAATGGAATAGGTTTGCGTTCTTTAATGCTAATTGGTATAAACGATAAACATCGTTACCCATGAATAAATGCAAATCTTCTTTGTCTAAGATAGCAACTGGAATTGCAGTGTAAATTGCATCTACAATCGAAAGGATGTTAGATGAAGTAATTGCAGTTACAGGAGTGATGTAAGTTGATACGTTTGCATTTACTACGCCTGCTGCTGCTCCGATGATTTTTTGTAAACCATCAAATTTGTTCAAGTTGTTGTTAACACTTAAAGTGTCACCTTGCCAAATTGCAGTTTCAATGCTTTCAGCGATTTGACCAGTTGTTTGCTCAACAATAGCTGCTTCGATACCACCTGGTAAAGACTCGTAGTAAGAACCGTTAGTTAATAATAACTGAGTGTACTTAGTTTCTAAGTCTTTAATACACCATTGCTCTTGAACAGAGATTTTACCGATAGTTACATTTCTGCTTGAGATGTCTGTGTCACCACTTGCGTTGAATCCACAAGTACCTCCTGCTTGGAACACTACGTTCTTAGCTAAGGTAGGAATTTGCATAGATGATTTAACACCTGTTAATTTTGTCATTAAAGTCGCAGTCTTTGCTTTGAATAAAGACTTTGTAATTAATGTTGTTTCGTTTGCTTTGGTCCAATTTGTTAGACCTGTTACATTAAATGCCATTTTTTTATTTATTTAATTGAATTAATTATTTTTGCTAAATCCTCAATCGAGTTTTTGCTTTCTTTTTTGAATCCTGACTTTACAGGTTGTGCAGGGGCAGCCGCTGGTTCGTTTGAAATCTTAGAAACCAAGTCAACAACTGCATTAAATTTAGATGCGATTTCGGTATTGATAGCATCAACCTTTGCGTTTACATCTTCTGTACTCATCGCTTCAGGTTTCTTACCCATTTCTTCAATCTTAATTTCTAATGCTGCTAACTTCTCTGCAAGTTTTTCAACTAACATTTCAAGTTCGCTTGCCATTTCCTCTTTCTTGTCTTCAACTTCAACCTCTTCTTTTTCTTCTGCTTCAGCAGGGGTAACAGTTACTACTAATCCACCAACGGTTGATACAATAGAACCATCTTCTAACTTGTGTTCAGCATCAGGTGCAGGCATTTGTGTGCCATCTTCTGCTACTACGAATAATGCAGTACCTGTGGCAAGTTCACCTTCCCACATTACTATTGTGCCATCTTCTAACTTGGCTTGTTCAAACTTTTGCTCTCCGAACAATAAGTTTTTAATTTTGCTTAACGCTTCTGACTTTGTCATGTTTTAAAATATAAGTTGTTTAAATATTTGCTTTTTTGAGTATCTCTCTTGCCATCTCCACTTTGCTTGCATCTACGTTTTTAACTACATCAATAATCTCATCAATTACTGATTTCGGTTTGTCGGTCATCTTTATTGTTTTGAATAAACCTTCTACGCTAAACCCTTTAAAATCTCCGCTCTTAATGTAGTTCTCCCACACATCATCGTTGTCTACTTTGAATGAACCAAACCAACTGCCTTCTGTTAAGTTGTAACCAGCAGGAGAATACACACCACGTTTCTTATCTATAATAAAACTCTCGATCATGTACACATCTTTAACCATTGCTTCACTATCGTGCATCATGTTAACTTGTGATGTGTTGTTGTTGCGGAAGAACTTTTTTACTACGTTGTAAATGTCCTCTGCCGTGAACACTCCGTAGTATTCCCCTGTTTCATCTCTGCGATAAATCGGTAAATCGGCAACCATTAGTGGTCCGCTTATAATTCGCTTTTCGGTATCGGCTTTAAATGTCAACCTGTTATCGTTAAACGCTTGCCAATTCATTTCGATTGCAGGATAGTCTACTAATGCAACCGCACTAACTCCTATTTCTTCATCTTCTTCGGGTACGTAAAACCTGTATATAGGTAACTTATCCATATTCTTAAATATATTTTTTAATTTAATTTGCTTTTATCAAAAAAGAGTTTACCTTTGTTGTGCCGAGTTGATAGGCGGTATCGTTCTTTCCAAGAGTTAGGATTGTTTTAAAAAAGCCACATTCCTATCGTGTGGTTTTTTTGTTTTATCCTATCGTAGCATTCGCCTCTATCACATCAACCTTATTCATAGTGCCTCGTATGTCGCTCTCTACTACATATACCTTTTGCGGTTTCATTCCCAATTGAACATCTCCACCGCCTTGTACTTGTTGTGCTACTGCTGGGTTAAATTGTGGTACTGATGGTGGTGCAGATGGCATACTACCACCACTACCACCTGGAACTTTTACAGATAATATGGCTTTAACGCGAGCCAAACCTGCTGCAACTGCACCTGCTGCTGCTAATGGTGCTAATACTATTGGGTCAATTTTAGCCGCTGCTGCATAAGCTGAGCCAGCCGCAACATAAGTATCAATAGTAGCAGATGCAACGCCTAATGCTT